CCGCCGGCTAACCTATAACTTGAATAAGTCATAAGCCAGTACTCTTATTAGTGAATTTCTTCTCTAATATTTGTGAATACTTTTTCAACCTTTGGATTATTTTGACAAACATTATTTTGTCGCTTTAACCATTTTTTGATCTAGTTTGGCTTTGATGTCCATTACCGATTTGACAGCATTTAATGCATGTGCTCTCGGAACGATGTAAGCTGGTTCCGGTCCTCTTAAAAGGGCTGAAGCTTTTCTTCCTAGTTCCGCTGATTTGAAGGCGATTTCTTTATTGTCTTTATTTCAATTAGCAATTGCGTCGATGTCGAGGAGAAGTAATGTTCTTACTGCTTCTGTTAGTGTCAATTGGTCTCTTGAGAAACCTTTTGATATATTTACTAAACTTACGATGTGATTATATATTGCAACGAAGATTGGTAACTGTACAAAAGTTTCGATTGTGAAACCTAGCAAACCTGCTAGTTTCATGATTTTATCAAATAGTCTATTTGTTTTTCTAATAGAGTTGTAAACCATTCCTAACAAGGCCCCTTTGTAGACTCGGGAAATTTCTTCCTGAATTACTGCAGAGCTTGTTGGTACACTGTATTCAGAATTTTTAGTATATCTACCTAAAAATGATCTTTGATCATCTAAGGTATTCATATTAAAAACCTGTCTTAGTGTAAAGTAAAATGGGTACAATAGACTGAAAGTAGAGCCGTACCCTCTTTTGGGTACATTAACAAATCTTTTGGATTTGTTAAGAGCTTTAAGTTCAGTATATTTGTAAAACCGGCAAACTACACTTAGTAAAGTACCAGTTGCTATATATCTATTACCTTTGATAAAGAAATAATCAAATAACATCATGAATACTATATAAGGATTCATGACATTATCAATTATTCCGGTTATCGGTAACGGACTGAATTCACCATCTCTCACGTTGACTCATCTTTTAGCAAATTCATATGCCACTAGTGATGTATGAGTTTTGTTAATTGAAACATCTACCCCTAGACCTCGAATAATTTTTAGGTATTCAAGGGCCACTTTGTCGTGGTTTATAACGATATCATCCCCTAAAAGGATGTAACCGTTAAAACTACCAAACCCGGCTTTATAAGCCGCGGTTTGAACAACTAAGTGGTGACTAAGAGTAAACATAGCCCACGAGCTTTTCGCTCCCATAGGTTGTCCAACTGCATAAGTTAGCAATTGTCCATCCGGTCCGGTAAATGGACTTCCAATTAAATTCACTTTTCACCCGTCTGCATAATTATTGTCTTGCGTTAATTTCGCAAGAAGATCAGCCTGTAAGACGATTGGGAATCTATCCGTCGCGGCAGTTAAGTCTATAGATCAAAATTTATTCCCTGGATACAATTGATCACTATTAAAGAGAGGACATTGTGTAAATGTTCGATCCATTGGACTAAATTTATCTCGCAGAAGTCTGAAAATTTCAGCTTCTAAAGGTGTTAAAAACACCTGCGATAGATAATCTAGTATTCCAATTAGTCGAGATTTACCTTCTTTATCTTTGATTACACTCACTCTTCTCACTGCACCATATTTATGGTCGTCTTCGTTCTCAAGAATTCTTGGAACAAGATCAATGTGAGCACAGAGTGCTTGTAATCTACAATAATATTTAAACCCCTCAAAGCCGGTGATTTGCGTAAAAGAGTAGACAATAGCTTCTGTAAAGAAGCCTAAGGTGTCTGTAATTGTCAATGTGGCTGGTCCACCTGGACCAGCTCGCATTGATAAGTTCAGCATACTAGAATCAAAATCTTTGATTCTTATACTTAGATCGAAATTCGTCACAAATCGTTGGATAAGTTTGGAATTAAGTGTTTCAAATTTTCCTTTGAAAGGGTCCGTAATAGAACTTGTATCGTACTCCGGTTTTCCCGGTAGCACAAAAGATCTAGAGATTGTCAACAATGTCATCACGAATGATAGTTTCATCATTGATCCGGAATCTACTAAATCTTTAAGAAATAACAGTCGTTTCGGAAAACCATCAATCGTTAGGCCAATTTTCATTGTCGAAACTAATAATGGTTGTTTGCAAACATATCGTGTTACGTGAAGTCTAAGTTCTTTAATATACTTAATTGAATATTTAAGACCATTAGATTTTCTAATAGCACTAATATGCTTGAAAAAACTAGCCACCAAGTAAGAACTTGATTTAATAGATGGAAAAAGCAATTTTGTAATGTTTATCGATATTTGAAAAGTATTGATATTCATTTTAAATTGCGGTGATTCTCGTCTTTAACGAAGGACATAGTCCGGTTACATGCTTGTTCCTTACTGAGGAGCACGCTGCGGTAAGCAAAGCCAACCACAGTTCCCTAACCTAGGGTCGCATTAAAGCCTGCGTGGCTACTATTTATTTGGAATCTGTAGATCCTTTCGGATGTTTGACCCCCGGGAGCCGTGAAGGCAGTCCACGTTTAACCATCAAAGTATAGTCATAGCATACAGTACTTGAACGGGACCACGGAGAAATCCGTGCTGGTGTAAACCAGGTTGTGCGTCGAAAGACG